TGGAATTACAAAACATGCTTTTTGATAAATATAAAATTAATGAATATCCAGAAGGTGAATCTCCAGAAACTGTTAATCCACTTAGAAAGGAGTATTTAAAAGATACTTACCATAAAAGAATGAGTGCAGTAGATTTTATAACTTCGGTTTCTTATGATGTTATTGGAGAAAAATCTGATAGGTCTATACTTGTTGTAGACGAGGATGGTCTTCCACTTGCAGGTGCAAAAATAGCTATACCTGGATCTGGTAAAACTAATCAAAGTGATATAATGCATAAAGATTCTTTAATAATTGTGGAGGCTGGAAGTGTATTTAGGAATGCAGGAGATCAGTTAATGAAGGATATAATACAAAGAGCAAAAGACGAAGGTAAAAGATTTGTGGTCGCTGAGGATGTTACTAGTGAAGGTGCTTTACAAGCTTTTAAAAACAGAGGTTTTAGGACAACTACCACGAAAGATACTAAAAAATTTAAAGGCAGAAAGATTAGCAGACCAGGTGGTAGATCAGCAGTACAAAAAAATTTAGTATTAGATTTAGGTGCCCCTGAGAAAAAAGCTTATGGTGGCTTAATAGGTAAACCATTATCAGGTGAAAGTAGATATATATAATGGCAATAGACCCGACTAATTATATTAACACATGGAATAATAGTTCTGTGTTGCAACAACAATTTCCAGACGTAAATGATTATGTAGATTTATTTGGATCAGTGTCCACACCCACTTCCACTCCCATTGCTACGCCCACTCCCATTATACCAGAACAAGGAATACCAAGTATTATTAATTCTCAAATGAATATTGATGATAGCGGTGATCAAGGAAATACAGGACCAACCGGTCCATCTTTTGGTCCTGTTACAGGACAAGGGAATGTTTCAAAAACGGATATTGTAGGTAGTCCATTGGATCAAATTACAAGAGGAGTTAAAGGTATTGCTGATTTTTATGGAAAATATTCTCCTATAAATCTAGCCAAAAAGGGAGTAACTTATACTTTTGATAAATACAATGCTTTTGTGAATGCAAGAGAAGCTAGAAATCAAGTAACTAAAGATGTATTTAATAGACAAATGGAAAAACAATTAGCAGATGATTTAGCTAGGCAGGACGCAATGGATATAGCACAAGAAGAGATAGATAGAATGGGTTATAAAGATTATGGCCAAGGTGCAGCAACTGGAGGAGGTGGATATAATGATGGAGATGGTGGGAGTTATTCTGGAGATAGTACACAAGATTATGGTGGTGGTGAAAAAGATGGTGGTTTTATTGATGGTGCTAATAGAAGAAAAGATTTTGCAGATGGCGGGATGACAGAGAGTTCTGGAATTTATGGATTACTAAGACGAGGTATTAAAAATATAGAAGATGGTGGTTATATCGATGGATCTAATAGAAGAAAAGACTTTGAAATAGGTGGACCCGTAGGACAAGAACGTAAGTTAACCGATTATATTGAACCTAATATAAAAGCACAAACAGGTTCTTCTACTCCTGTCCCAGGAGTAAATATAGATCAAGAAAGTTACGAATATATTTTAAAACTTAAAATTCCTCTAGATGAAAAATTAAAACTAATAGCAGAATTTGGAGGCAATAAATCTAGAACCAAAGTAGATGATTCCGAACTTGTTTCACGATATGGAGTTGAAAAAGATGCTGATATTTATAAAGGAGGCTCTTCTAATAAAAGGTTTGGTGCAGAGTATATAAACGATGGTCTTACCTTTGGAGGAAGATATGATCCAGACAGTGGTAATAAAAATCTATACATAAGTAAAAGATTTCAAGATGGTGGACTTGCAACTATGTTTAAATTAAAGTAGAAGAATATAATTATGGCAGAAATAGACGAATCATTACCCAACCAACCTATAAGCGATCAAGAGTTTACAGAAACAGAAGTAACAGAAGTTGAAACTCCTAATGAAGATATTATAGAATCTTCAGAAGAAGTGGAAGTTATTCCTACTGAAGATGGTGGTGCAGAAGTTTCTTTTGATCCTAAAGCACAAGAAGGACTAGAAACTGAAAATCATTTTGATAACTTAGCAGAAGTTATTGACGAACAAGAACTTGGTTCTTTAGCAAGTAATCTTTATGACAAATATACAGAGTACAAAGAATCTAGAGCAGACTGGGTAGAGACTTATAGAAACGGATTAAATTTATTAGGTTTTAAATATGAACCTAGAACACAACCTTTTAGAGGAGCAGCGGCAGTTACTCACCCTGTTCTTGCAGAAGCAGTTACACAATTTCAAGCACAAGCTTATAAAGAATTATTACCGGCCGACGGTCCGGTACGCGCGCAGATTTTAGGAGCGATCACTCCTGAGAAACAAGACCAAGCGAACCGAGTAAAAGATTTTATGAATTATCAAATCATGGATCAGATGAAGGAATACGAACCTGAGTTTGACCAGATGTTGTTCTATTTACCCCTCAGCGGTTCTACTTTTAAGAAAGTCTATTATGATGATCTATTAGGTAGAGCCGTTTCCAAATTTATTCCAGCGGATGATTTAATTGTTCCTTACTCCGCAACCTCTTTAGATGACGCGGAAGCTATCGTTCATGTTATTTCTATGTCAGAAAATGATTTACGAAAACAACAAGTAGGTGGTTTTTATTCAGATGTAGAATTAGGAAGTCCTCCGGTTACTGAAAATCAATTAGAAGATAAGAAACTAGAGTTAGAAGGAATTTCTAAAAATTCCGAAGAAGACCAATATACTATTTTAGAAATGCATGTAGACTTAGATCTACCTGGTTTTGAAGATGTTGATGAGAGTGGTGAGCCTACAGGAATTAAGTTACCTTACGTAGTGACGATTGCAGAATCAGATACTAAAATTTTATCTATTAGAAGAAATTTTGCAGAAGGAGATGTAAGAAAAAAAAGAGTTAATTATTTTGTACAGTTTAAATTTTTACCAGGTTTAGGTTTTTATGGTTTCGGTTTAATCCACATGATCGGTGGACTGTCTAGAACAGCGACCGCAGCTCTGAGACAGTTATTGGACGCAGGAACGCTCGCCAATCTGCCAGCTGGATTTAAAACTAGAGGCGTTCGAATGAGAGATGATGCTCAACCCATACAACCAGGAGAATTTAGAGATGTGGATGTACCAGGTGGAGATATTCAATCTCAATTTATGCAACTTCCTTTCAAAGGACCAGATGGAACGTTATTACAATTAATGAATATTTGTGTGAGTGGCGCTCAGCGATTCGCTTCTATCGCAGACTCCCAAGTGGGAGATATGAACCAAGCCGCGGCCGTCGGTACGACGGTAGCATTATTGGAGCGTGGATCGCGGGTGATGTCTGCTATTCATAAAAGATTATACGTAGGTTTAAAACAAGAATTAAAATTATTAGCAGCAGTATTTGCAAGTTACCTACCACCTGAATATCCTTACGATGTTCCAGGAGCTACTAGACAAATTAAGGTACAAGATTTTAGTGCGGAGGTAGATATTTTACCAGTATCCGATCCTAACATCTTTTCTCAAACACAAAGAATTGGAATGGCTCAAACACAATTACAATTGGCTCAATCCAATCCACAACTTCATGATTTATACCAAGCCTATAGATCTATGTATGAAGCTATTGGTGTTAAAAATGTAAATGCTATTTTACCTCCACCAGCAAAACCTCAGCCTTTAGACCCCGTACTAGAAGAAATTGCTGCAATGGGTATGAAGCCTATTCAGGCATTTCCAGGTCAAGATCACAAAGCCCACATTGATTCTCATTTAAGTTTTATGCAATCTAATACAGTACAAAATAATCCTCCGATTATGGGTGCTTTACAAAAAAATATATTAGAGAGAATTAGTTTAATGGCTCAAGAACAAATTCAAATAGAGTTCCAAGAAGAATTAATGCAAGCACAACAGATACAACAAATGTTGCAACAACAACCACAAAATCCTCAAATGATACAACAAGCGCAACAGATAACTTCTACCATCAATGCAAGAAAAGCAATATTGATTGCCGAGATGATGAAAGATTATATGACAGAAGAACAAAAAGTTATCTCTGAATTCGTAGGAGATCCTTTACTAAAATTAAAATCACGTGAATTAGACTTAAAAGCAAGACAAAACCAAGCAAGAAAAGAGTTTGATGAGGGTAGAATTAGCTTAGATACTATGAAAGCTATGATGAACCAACAAAATACAGAAGATAAGCTAGAACAAACCGAAGAATTGGCTGAACTAAGAGCAGAAACTTCACTGACTAAACAAGTTATGTCTAATGAAAGTAAAAGAAACGATTTTGGTAGAAATTTTAACAAAAATTAGGTATAATAAATTAAACAAGGAGAAAAATATGAGTAAAGATTGGCAAAGAGGTTCAGGATACGTAGATGCACCTAAAATTGAAAAAGAATTAGGTGTAGGTAAAGATGGTTACCAAACAGGTGGGGTTGATATTACAAAAGACGTACCAAACCCAACAGAATCTCAAATCGTTGAAGTTCGTGGAACGAAACGTATGAGAGCGGACAAAAAACCCGTCAAAGCTACTTGGTACTAACATGTGGTTAAGCCTGCTAGGAATGGCAGCGAAGACTGCAGGTTCGATTTACGAAAATAAACAAAAAACCAAGAAGGCTATGTCGGATGCTGCATTATTGCACGCAGAAAAGATGGCTAAAGGGGATATTGAGTATTCCGGTAAAGCATTAGAAACTCAAAAAGGAGATTGGAAAGACGAATTTGTTTTATTGGTGCTTTCAAGCCCTCTTTTTTTGTTAGGATATTCTGTCTTTGCAGAAGACGAAGATATAGGTAAAAAACTAGACTTGTATTTTGAAAAATTAGATGGTATGCCTTGGTGGATAACAGGACTTTGGATTTCTGTGGTTGCGGCCATTTATGGAATTAAAGCTACAGACATAATTAAAACAAACGGGAGTAAAAAATGAGACAAAACGGACAACGATCAAATGTAAGATTTCCATACGCGAAATCTGGTATGAAAAAACAAGGAGCTAATGCTAGACTTGATGAATCTTTAGGAATGAGAGACGGAAAAGAATCTACTAAAACTCAAAGTTACAAATCTAGAAGAGATGAATCTAGAGGATCTAAATAGTTATGGCTAAAAAAAAGAAAGATTCAGATTACTTTGATTCACCTCTAGATCATCCAGATGTAGATCGGATAAAAGAATTAAAGGATGAGGATAAAGGAATTAAATACTCTGATAAAGAAATTAGATTTAAAAATGAAACAGGACTAGATGGTCCTGAAATGTCTAAACAAAGAAAAAGAGCAAAAAAGTATGTAGACCTTGTTCAAGGAACGATGGCTAGAAAAAGAACTGCAAAAGAAGGTTCTTTTAAAAATGGTGGTAGAGTAGTAGGTATTGCTAAAAGAGGCTTTGGTAGAGCTTTAAAAAGAAAATAATATGTCTTGGAAAGAATTTTTTTGCTGGCCATTAGAAATGATCAGAACTATATTTACTAGAATAGTGAGAGCTATTAGATGTTTAGTTTGTATACTATTTGATGTAAAGCAATGTAAGTGCGGAGCAGTTAAACAAGAAAATTATACTTATAAAAAAAATGGCTAGACGAGGTCTATACGCGAACATACACGCGAAAAGAAAAAGAATCAAAGCAGGTTCAGGTGAAACAATGAGAAAACCTGGAACTAAAGGTGCACCTACTAAAAAACAATTTACAAGATCCGCCAAAACAGCAAAAAAACCAAAAAAGAAAAAATAATGGCTAAAACTCCAGCTTGGACCAGGAAAGAAGGAAAGTCTAAATCTGGTGGACTGAATGCTAAAGGAAGAGCCAGCTATAAAAAAGGTACTTTAAAAGCACCTAGTAAAAAGGTTGGTAACAAAAGACGTGCTTCATTCTGCGCTAGAATGGGTGGTATGAAAAAGAAACTAACTTCTGCTAAAACGGCCAGGGATCCAAATAGTAGAATTAACAAATCCCTGCGAGCATGGAACTGCTAGAAAGAACTATATGGACGATTTATCTATTATTAACAAACTACAAAAAACAACACAGGCTACTTTACAGCAAATTGGCGATGTAATGATCAGCGGTGGGGTTGACAATTATGAAAAATACAAGTATTTACTAGGTCAGGCACAAGCCTACCAATTAATCTTACAGGAAATCTCTAACCTGCTAAAACCTAAGGAGCAACAAGATGAGCAAGGAAACATTATCGACATCGGAGACGGAAAAGGAAAACCCAAAAATTAAATTTGGACTTCAAGAAAAATACGAAGAAGAAAACAAAGAAGAAATACAACTTCCACAAGAACCTGACGCATTGAGTCCAGACAATATTGGATCGGATGTAGTAGATGAACTTCCAGAACCAACTGGTTACCGACTTTTAGTTTTACCCTTTACACCAAAGAATAAAACCAAAGGTGGAATTTTATTTTCACAAGAAACATTAGACAAAGCAAGAATTGCTACAACCTGTGGTTACGTTTTAAAAATGGGACCACTTTGTTATGAAGATAAAAAGTTTACATCAGGCGCTTGGTGTAAAAAAGGAGATTGGGTTATCTTTGCTCGTTATGCGGGCTCAAGATTACCGATAGAAGGTGGAGAAGTGAGAATACTTAACGATGATGAAGTGATAGGGACTATTAAAGATCCTGAATCAGTTCTTCATTTAATTTAACATAGGAAGGAACTATGCCAGAACTAGAAGAAACCAAACACGATTTAATTGATGTCGGTGAAGAACAAGGAGCCGAAATTAATTTTGATGAAAACAATGAACCTGAAAAACAAGAAGTAGTTGTTGAAGAAGAAATACAAGTAGAAAAAGTTGAAGAACCTGTAGAGGCTAAAAAAGAAGTTGTTGAAACTGCACCAAAAGATGAATTAGCTGAATACAGTGAAGGAGTTCAAAAAAGAATTTCTAAGCTTACTCGCAAAATGCGTGAAGCAGAAAGACAGAAAGAAGAAGCTGTCGCTTTTGCTATTGCAACTAAACAACAAAAAGAAGAAATAGAGAATAGATTTTCTAAACTAGATCAATCTTATGTTTCTGAATTTGAAAAAAGAGTTACTACTAATATGGACTCAGCAAGAATAGCACTTAAAAATGCTATTGAATCTGGTAATGTAGATGCGCAAGTAACTGCTCAGGAACAAATTGCTTTTCTAACTTCAGATGCAGCTCGTTTAGGTGGTTTAAAAAACCGATTACAAGAAACCAAAGAACGAGAAGTTAGAATTACTCCTCAACAAACACAGGAAGTAAATAATTATCAAGGATATAATTTACCTAGAAATGCACCTACCGATTCAAAGGCAGAGGCATGGGCATCTAAAAACCCTTGGTTTGGTAATGATACCGCAATGACTTATACTTCATTTGATTTACATAAAAAGCTTGTAGAACAAGAAGGATATGATCCTCAATCGGACGAATATTATGAAGAAATTGATTCAAGAATAAGACTTGAGTTTCCTCATAAATTTGATAAGGTGGGTGGTACTTCTACGGAAAGAGCAAAACCTGCTCAAAACGTAGCATCGGCTAAACGTTCAGCCTCAACAGGACGCAGTAGAAAAACTGTGAAACTCTCGCCATCACAGGTAGCAATTGCTAAAAGATTAGGCGTGCCACTAGAAGATTATGCAAAACAAAAACAACTCACGGAAGGAAA